AAACGTGGTTACTACAAACGCGATTGATTGCGCACTTGATTGAGGGCCGTGTATGACCAGCCAGTATCGCCACCGGCGAACGTCGAATCCTGCCACGCCCGCGCCCACGCTTGAACCCGGCGAAATCGCCGTCAACACCGCCAACCGCCAGCTCCATCTCGGTGACGCCGCCAGCGCCACGCTCGGCACGCCGAAGGCGCTGCTCGCGATCCGCTTCTTCGACACGGCGGCGATCTACGCCGTCGGCGATCTCGTCATCCAGGCCGGCAAGGGTTATCGCGCGATCGTCGCCAACGGCCCTGGTGCCTTCAACATCGCGCAGTGGGAATTGTCCGGCGCGCAGCTGATCATTTCGACAACGCCTCCGGTCGCCGCCGGCGACGGCACGCTGTGGTGGAACAACTCGGAAGGCGTCGGCAAGCTCTACGTCCGCTACAATGACGGCAACAGCGTGCAGTGGGTGGAAGCTGCGCCGCAGCCGGCGACCAATCAGTTCGTGCAAAAAGCCGGCGACACCATGACGGGGCCGCTGGCGGTCAACTCCACTATTCGGAGTACCGGAAACATTGGTTCCGACGGCATCATTACCGCGGGCAATACCTCTGCCACAGGGAGTTATTACTTCGGCAACACTGGCGGTAAGTTGCTGAATTACGACGGCAACGCTTTTAGTTTTACTGGTGGTCCTCTGCTTGTTAATGACGGCGGCGCCATCTTCAATGGCGGGGTTAGCGCTATCTCGGCCGCCGCGACAGGAACGTTTTACTTCGGCAATGGTGTTAGCCGGTATCTGAACTTTGATGGCACCAACTTCAATCTGGTCGGCGGCGCCTTGCTCTTGCCGGGTGCGACAGCGGCGCAGCAAGCCCTGACCCGCCAGACTATTGCGGCCGCGCCGGTCGACGCGCTGGCCTACAGCGGCATGCAGATCAACGGCTCGATGGAGGTCAGTCAAGAACTGGGCGCTGATGCGTCGATGTCTATACCGCCCTCTACGCTAAAGTATATCTGCGACGGCTGGTCTGCGGCGTATACGCACGTCGCCAACACCATGAATTTGCTGGCCTCGCAAACGAAGTCGCTGGGCGGCCCGGCAAGCAATCTGCAAAACTGCATCATCCTGCAAGCGAATCCGGCCATGCCCGTGGTCGGCGGGGACGACATCATCTATTTCGCGCACTACGTCGAAGGCTATCGCTGGTCCCGACTGTCATTCGGCGTGCCCTATGCGTCTCCCGTCACCATCGGATTTTATGTCAACGCTTCGGTGCCGGGAACGGCTTCTCTTGTCCTGAGCAACCCTCCCGGCACCGCCTCGTATGTCACCAATTTCACGGTCAACAGCGCGGGCACATGGGAATACAAGACCATCACCATTCCCGGAGCTACCGCAGCCGCCTGGGACATCGGCAATACCTGCGGGGCCACCCTTCTCTTCATATTTGCCGTGGGTGCCAATTCGCTCACCACCACACCCAACGCATGGGTGGCGACACCGAAATACGGCACGGCGGCCAACACGAATTTCTACGGCACGGACGGCCATTATGTCTGCCTGACCGGCGTCACCATCATCCCCGGCGCGCAGGCACCAACCGCCGCGCAGCTTCCGCAGATCATGCGGCCCTACGATCAGGAACTGGTGTTGTGCAAGCGGTACTTTCAAAATCTTACCAGCGTTGTCCTGGAGACTGCCGTGACGTTCCAGAGCATCATGCTGCCAGTAGCGATGCGGACAGCGCCCACGATCCGCGGAGGGGGCGTCGGGTTCGTTACCTATGTCAATGACGGGTACTCAATCGGCGTAGGTCAGACCACACGCGAATTTAGAACGCTAACACTCGATGCGAGGTTCTGATCATGGCTGACTACACACTCACCGCCGCGGAAGAACCCTGCTCCGTCATCCGCGCCAGCGACGGCGCCTGCATCCCGCCAGACATGGCGAACCGCGACTACAACGGCGATCAATTCTCCCCTGGCTACATCCAGTGGCGGGAAGCCGGCAACACGGCTGATCCCTATGTGCCGCCGGAGCCGGCGGCTCAGACACCGACGCCAGGCCAAGAGATCGCATTCGAGCATGAGAACCGCATCCTGGCACTGGAGGGCCTGCCGCCGATAACCGCGGAAGACTTCGCCGCCAAGGCGCGCGGCGAGGCGCCGGCGCAGCGCAAGGTGCTGCCGAAGCGAAAGGGATAACGATCATGGCCGCGATGGACTTTCCCGCCTCGCCCGCCGTGGGCGATCGCTATCCGACGACCGCGGTCGCCGGCCAGACGCAATACGTCTGGGACGGCGAGAAATGGGCGACCGCCGGCAGCGCCGGGATCGACCAGGCCGCCGCCGACGCGCGCTATGTCAACGTCGCTGGCGACACCATGACCGGCGACCTTAAGATACAAAAAATCGGTGCGGCTATTGTCTTAGACACCGCGGCGACGAATGATAATACAGCCGTCTACAGCACCAGAGCTGCCGTACCGCGGTGGGGGTTGTTTCTCGGCACCAGCGCAGCAGAGAGCGGCAATAATACGGGTTCTGATTTTGCGTTGTTCTCTTACAATGACGCGGGGACGAACAACCACACGCCGCTGCAGATTGGGCGCAACACTGGCATCGCCGATTTCGAGAAGAAGCCCACCGTCGCGGGCCAGGTCTGGGCCGCGCCGATCGACGCGCTGGCCTACTCAGGCATGCAGGTCAATGGCGGTATGGAGGTCAACCAGGAGCGCGGCCTTGGTTCCTTTCCGCTGACAAACGGCGCGCTCGTACGCCTCGCGGATGTCTGGCCTGTGTCCTACTCCCACGCGGCGGGGACGTCGGTATTCGCGGCTTCGGCGACGGCCGGCGGCTTATTGACGCCCAGCAACGTCTTTGCCCCGAACATGCTTGTGCTGGGCGCATCAACGGCGATGACGTCGGTAGCGGCGGGCGACTGGGCTTATCTCGCGCACTTCATCGAGGGCTATCGGGTCGCACGGCTGGCTTGGGGGACAGCAAGTGCCCAGCCGGTCACGATCGGGTTTTTTATCTATTCGGGCGTTGCCGGGACAATGACCGTCTCGACCCACAATAGCGCGAATGATCGTAGCTATGTCGCCGAGGTCGCGATCACTGCGGCGGCGTGGCAATACAAGACTGTCACCATTCCCGGCTGTACTGACGGGAATTGGTTTATCGACCAGCGCAACGGCATGAGCGTGTTTTTCAGCTTTGCCTGCGGAACGAACTTTCAGACACCCGCCGGAAGCTGGGCCACCGGCAACAAGCTGGGGACGCCCGGCAGCAGCAACTTTTTTGCGACCACCAACTCGATCTACCTCACGAACGTCGTCATTCTCCCCGGCACCGAGGCGCCACCCGCCGCGCGCTCCGGATTGATGCGGCCCTACGATCAGGAGCTGCTGACGTGCAAACGGTACTGGTACGGTTGCACCCCTCTTGGGCACTATGCCTACATCGTTGTTGCCGGGGATACATCGCGGCACTATCAGCAACTGTTTCCGGTCCAGATGCGCGCCACCCCAACGGTGGTAGTGAACTGGAATACTGGAAGCACAGTAGGGGTTGAAAGTCTCAGTCCGCACGGTTTTGCGGTCAACACCTCTGCCGGTGACACGCTGGCCGCGCGCAATGTTATAAGCTGGACCGCAGACGCGAGGCTCTGACGCAGATGATCCCGATGCTGGTGCTGATCGTGCTGCACTCGGGAAGCGGCACGCCGCTGGAATTGAACCCGGCGATGGTGACCAACCTGCGCAACCCCGAACCCGGCAATGGCGCCTTCAGTCCCGGCGTCAAATGCCAGATCAACCTGGCGGATGGAAAATTCGTCACCGTCAAGGAGACTTGCGAACAGGTGCGTAAGATGATAGAGATGGCAAAGTAGGAGGCCCGCTATGTGGAAGGCCCTGCTGATCGCACTGCCGCTGGCACTATCTCTGACAGGCTGCCTCACGCTGGAAGAGCAGCGCCGGATCGATGACACCTATCAGTTCCGCTTCTACTCGAAATCTGAAGTAGACGCCCTCAACGCCAGGTCCGAGTGCCGGCTGCTGGCCCGCAACCTGGTGCAGATCGCGCGTTGTGACGGGAGATAGAAATGCTGACCTCTGTCATCACCTTCCTGATATGGATCTGCGTTCTGGCGATCGTCATCT